AATTTTAGTAACACCAACCTAGTAGTCTATTAACCAATAACCAATGTTATTGTAAAACAAATTACGAAATATACCAAAACTACTTGTCGATATAGGATGACCAGAATACGTTGTACCCCATAATTTGCCTTTGAAATGAGCTACTTTGTGTTTATTACGCATATAAGTTTTTACAAAGTTAGTAGTTAAAATTTTTATGGCTCTTTAAAGTTCCTTGATTTGCAGGTCACCTGTAATTAGATTCATTGCTAGAATTTTTTAGTAAAAAGTAACGTCGAGACAACCCCTAAGGAAAAAATGTTGGGTAGAATCATAATTTGACATATCTCCTTCTAAAGAATAAGGATATTAGTCTATTTTTTAGAATTTTTATTAATGATCTTACTGGGTTTTACCCAAATACATCTAAGGAAAAATTTATTTTAAAATGGATGTTGTGAACCATGATACAGCACCCACTTGAGAACGTATAGCCCATGATGCACAAATAATCATTCTCGCTTTCATATTAGGCAGTGTAGATTATTTGGTTTGATTATTTACTCGATGAGCATGAGCTTATAATGTCTTAATATTTAAAGTTATAGGTTAATCTGCATCAACAGGTGAATTCCAGTGTTGCTAATAATTCCTGCCTTTATATATGTCACGTGATTTTATGTGATCAATATACGTAGTTTTATCGATCACTACTCCTTGAGGCCGTAACCTAATCATTTACTTAATTGTGTAATCTATCAATTGTTATGATATTTCAAGTATTGGTTAAACTAATTTAGGATCTATGTTGACTCTAGCAGACGATTGCCTAGAAATAGCTTGTAGCCAATTAAGCGGACATTATTAAACAAAATAAAAATTTATCGTCTAATCAGTTGTTTAATCCTCAATTTTAAATAAATTTTCTTGCGATCTCGACAAGTACATACTGAACACATAGTTTAATAGTCTGGTATATTCGGGAATTAAGACTTTACAGATTCCCCTAATAAAATTAATTACCATTTTAATTATGGTAATACTGTTTTGTTCCAACCTCGATTAATCATTCTATCATACTCATCTTTAGTGAGATGATGTGAAGTCATGGTTTAACTTAAATCAAATTCTAGATAGTGATTAGGCAACTCATAATGTAATACATTAAATTCAACTATTTAATATTCCCTAACACTTTCTCTCAACATCTTAGTTGTAGATTTTCGTCTTCGTGGAATATTAAACTCATTCTTCGGACCAGGGTTTTTCTCAACTACAAAAGTACAGGAGGTTTAAATTATTCTTTTTGAAGGTAAATTTTCTCGATAAAACTTTGTATTTTTGATTAAAACGTTAGCTTATGGCAACGCTGAAACTAAATCTGGTTGTTCACAAGGGAATATTAAATGGTAAGTTTAATCTTACAATTAATAAACTCGACCACCTTTAAGCTCTTTAAATGTGCATACTCGTTTAGATAAAAATTAATCTTAATATCTTAATTTACCATTAAAACTAAAATTAGCATAGGAATTCTAATTCAATAAATAATGTAAATTTTTTCTAAAGCAAAATTATCCTGAAATGTCTATAAAGATTGTCTCCTGCATATCTTCTGACAATTAACGATTATAAGTCCCAAACAATGATTTTAAACACTTCAATTTCAAATTTGAATATTTATGTCTGATCCCTTAAACCCACACTTAAAGGGGCGTCATCTAATCCAGATTGGTTAATTTAATTGTTCTAATTTTCCCTTAACCGATTTTCAGAGTTTTTTTGGTTTTTGATTTGTAAAGCAACTTTTGCAACGGAACTTAATTTTTTGTTCAAGATTTCTTGAGCTTCAGTTTCAACCTAGGCAAAGTAACCTTTTTCATCATAAACTTTCGGTGCAATATAATTAGTAATTTAACCAA